GGGGTGGCGCGCGGAAGGGCGTGCACTTGTGCGCGGGCGGGGGGCGGTTCACAAATCGGCGGCGGCGTGGGTAGAGCCGGGCCAGCTGTGCATGGTCCCAGCCACCCAGGAACCCAGAGAACACAGATTCTCGGAATCCCGGGAAGTGTGAAAGCGGAGAGGGAGAAAAGAGTACTTGACGTTTTGCCGCAAGGTAGAAGATTATTCGCTCAACGGGGGAACACGATGCACACAAGGGGGAGCGGGATGTTCCAACAGGAGGCAGTGATCCAGAAGATCCAGGACCAGCTCGAACACGCCACACGACTGAGCGAGAGCGGAAGGGCGGCGCGACACGACGAGATTCGCGACACGCTGCACGGGAGGCTGGACAGCACGGTGACGACGCTGCGCTTTGCTGAGGGCGTCATCGCGGAGATCGGGGCGGTCATTTCGGGCGGACCGCCGGCGACGCAGCCGGGCGACCAGAAGCAGACGGTGAACCGGTTCGGGGTGGCGCCGCTGGCGGAGGACGCCGAACAGATGGCGCGGGGGATTCTCGAGCGGCTGCAGATCCTTCGGCAGGCACTGGTCTAGCGGCGCACGGGGCGACACCGCCACGGAGGCGGGATATGCGAGCGGAATGTTCGGTGAGTCTCTCGCTGCACTGGGATCCGCGGAAGCCGGTCGAGCCGGAGGACGTGCCGATGGTGAAGGCGTTCTTGGCGGCGGTAAAGGGGATGATGCGGCTGCCGAGCAGCGGGTTACGGGTGGTGGGACCGCTGAGCACCCTGGAGGCGGCGTTCGAGGCGCGGTTACCGGAGCCGGAACCGACGCTCGAGGAACGGGAGCGGGAGGCGGTCAGGGCGGCCCTGAAGGCGTGCGGAGGTAATCGCCGCACGGCGGCACGGCGGCTCGGGGTGAGCCGAGTGACGGTGGCGCGGATGATCGCGCGGTACGGGTTATCCGACGAGTTCCCGACGACGGCGGGGCGGAAGCGGGCGCTCGTGGCGCTGGTCGGCTGATGAAGAACCTCGACCTCTGGGTGTTCGCGATCCTGGTGATGATCGTGGCGTACGTGTTCCTGGCGGGGATGGGTGGCCCGACGCCGCTCGAGGGGCTGCGGTGACGAAGGGGCTCGTGGAGCCGCCGGCCTTTCGGTGTCCGCGCCATCCGAGCGTGGACCTGCTGATGCTGTGTCCGCGGTGTTCGCGGATGATCCAGGAGCACATGGCGCGGGTGGACCGGATGTTCGGGCCGGTGGTGAAGCCGTGAGAGAAGAGCAGGCGGACGAGCTCCTGGTCGTCCTTGGGCGGATCGCCGCGGCCCTGGAAGCCATCGTCCCGCCGCGCGTGACCGTCAGGACGGAGGACATCCCCGACGACTTCCTGATTCGGACGTTCGCGGCCATCAGGGATCGCGCCGTCGCCAAAGAGGATCTCAGCGGGCTGGCGGGAATGGCGAAGCCATGACAACGCTCCCGACGCTCAACCTGCGAGTGCTGACGAGGGCGGCTTTCGACCAGGCGCTTGCGGAGTCGAACGGCCACATTGTCAACGCCGCAAAGTTGCTCGGGATCTCCGGCAAGACGGCCTACAACATGGCCCATCGTTTCGGGCTGACGCTTCCTAGCCGGCGTCCTCAGCCGGTCTCCGATGAGGCACCGACGTGCTGAGGGCCTGCGAGCGGTGTTTCTACGAGACGTGGAATCCGACCGCGACGAAGTGTCCCCGGTGCGGCGGGCTCGTCCTGCCGCGGAGGGCGATCCCATGAGCCTCTGCGCATCCTGCGGTCTGCAGCTCGCGGGCGACGCCACCCTGTGCCCCCACCACCACATCGCGAACGACGACTGGGCGGCGGCGAACCGGATCATGTGCAACGGCATCCATCGCGGGCAATGGGCGCCGCGGTTGTCGCCGACGGAGCGCGATGACGTTTTCTGGGCCGTGGACGCAGCATGAACAAGGAGATCAGCATGGGCGAGGCGAGGCGGCGCGCGGTGAACGGCAACGGGCTGCTCCTTCCGGACAAGCGGCTGGTGGCACCGAACGGAACGCCGCTGATCGACCCGAGCAAGGCGGTGCAGGCGGCGCAGCCGAAGCACTACGGGGTGGTGCTGCTCGAGAACGGGGCGGTGATGCGCCAGACGCCCGTGCACGACCCGTTCGTGCTGGTGGAGATCCGGGTGACGGGCTGGCGGAAGGCGTGGCAGGTGCTGCGCGGCCAGTACCGGGTGGAAGTGCAGGTGCACGGGGACGAGGACGCGATGCGGGCCGTGTTCGGGCCGAGCGTGGCGATCCAGCGGTGAAGTACCGCAAGAAGCCGGTGGTGATCGAGGCGGTGCAGTGGACTGGCGTATGGGACGACGACATCTCGTCATTTCTCCCCGCCAAGGGCACGTCGTTCGACGCAGAAGGCGAGCTCCACATCCGGACGCTCGATGGCGTCATGGCGGCGGGAGTAGGCGACTGGATCATCAAGGGCGTCAAGGGCGAGTTCTACCCCTGCAAGCCCGACATCTTCGCGGAGACCTACGAGGCGGTGGAGCCATGACGACCGACCGCGTGAAGGGCCCGGACCCGAAGCCGGACGCCCATCCGATCCGGTTGAGCGCCGTCGAGATGGCCTCTCTGATGGAACGTCTCGGCCTCACGGTTCTGCTGACTAGCGACGAGTACGGCTTCTGGGACGTCTTCCCGGTGCGGTTCTGGGTGTCGTCTCGGGAGTGGCAGGAGCACAACCTGCGGATCATCCTCCACAACTGCCAGGCGAAGTGGAAGGACGTGCTGACGGAGCCGACGCTGGTGAAGCTGCGGGCGCTGCTCGCGGAGCCGAAGGACGAGCCGTCGTCGTGATCTATAACCTTACAGAGACGCTGCACTTCATCAGCAAGTCGGACGGCAACTACTTCACGGGCGAGGCACCGACGAGCATCTTCCCCGGCCTCGTCGACGGCGACTTCCTCCGAGAGCAGATCGGCGACGCACTCATCGACTACCTCGTGGAACTCGGACGGCTGGTGCCGCAGACGTGACCCGATCCTGCTCCGGCTGCGGCACCCTCGGCACGCGGGTGGACTTCTGTCCACGTTGCTCGCCGAACGGCCGCGCCGGAGGGGACGCGCGCATTCACGCCAACCGCATGAACCTGCCGCCGCGGAACCCCGCCGCGCCACCGAACCGCATCGCCCCTCCCCCGAGGCCCTCGAAGGCGTGGACGCTGTGGTTCGTCCCGGCGGGCAACCGAGAGCCGCAGGAATTGGACCGGGTGCCCACGGCCGCCGACGGCCAGAAGCTCGCCGAAACGTACAACCGGCTGGACTGGATGGCCCACCAGTCGCTCGGGGCGGACGCGCTCATCGCCTCGGGCCGCCGGGGCACCTTCATCCTGGAGCCGATCACGCGATGATCCGTCCATTCGACGCCGTGATCGCGCCGAGGCGCCGCGGAGCGTTCTACTGCATGTGTTCGTGCGGCAAGCGCGTCCTGGCGTGGCTGAAGATGGGCGCCGACCACCCGGTCCCGCTCGATGACGGCCACGAGACCCACCAGATCGGCGCCGCCGGGGCCGACTGGATACGCCGCCGAAAAGACGCCGCCCTGCCACCGCGCCGCGAGCCGTTCTCGTCCCCGCGGCTGTCGGCCGAGATCCGGATCGTGCACGGAGGGACGCGATGACAGGTTGCGAAGGGATCCCATGGAGCAACGCGGTCGTGATCCTGAGCTTCTTCGTGCTCACCGGGTTTGCGATCTGGTCGATCACCCGATGACACCGCTCGAGCCGAAGCGCATCGACCCCCCGTCGGGCTGTCTCGCGGTCGACGTCGACCACTACCTCGACGTCCGCAAGCCCGCCTTCGAGCCGTGGGAGCGGTCAGGCGCGATCAGCTACCAGCCGGGACGGGGCTACTCGCCGGCGTGGATCGCGATCACCCGCGAAGCCGCCGCGGCGCTCCCGGAGATCACGGTGAAGGTCGAAACCGCGATCAAGGCCCGGCGGTGAGCACCTGTCCGGTGTGCGGCGGGCCCGTGAAGCAGCCGAAGACCGGCCGTCGGCGCATCTACGACAAGCGGACCTGCCGGGACGAAGCGTGGCGGTCGGGCATGGCCCGAGAGACGCGCGTCCAGAAAGATGCGAACCTCCGCCGTGCGATCATGACCTCCATGCGGGGGGGCGCGAGGTGACCGATGCCGTTTCGAGGGGACGGGACGGACGGGTGGTGGGTACGCCCGTGGACGGACCCGAGCCGGTGGCTCGTGATGCAGGACGTCGCCCACGTACTCGGCGTGACGATCCGCACCGCGCACACGTGGCGCCGGAAGTACAACCTCGGGGAATTCCGCAAGATGCCGGAGATCCGGAATCCCCGGTACAAGCGGCCGTTCCGCCGGTGGTGGTGGGTGATGCGGCTGGAGGAAGTGGACTTCCTGCTGAAGATCCGGGAGCAGTCGATCACGCAGCAGCGTTCGCCCCGCAAGGTGACCGGCCTGGACCCCTCCCTGTGGGGCCGTTCAGCGGCTCGACGCGGGCGTCGATGGACCGCTACGCCGCCGCGGTCCTCGGGATCCTCCACGACAACATCAACGAGCTCCGGGGCGCCGCCGAACGGGCCAAGAAAGCCGGGAAGGACTCCCAGCTCGCCGACATCGCCGACATCCTCGGACGGCTCGGATTCCGCTACCTCGAGCTGACCCTCGGGAAGAAGATGTCCTTCAACGTGAACATTCGGACCCAAGAGGATCTGCCGGACTATCGGGCGCTTCCGGCCGAGGTGCGGAGCCAGCTCGACGGCGCGCTGGACGCGATCGAGGAGTACCAGAAGGGCCGGGTGCTCCCCGCGAAGGCGCTGTCCAGCGCAAAGGTGGAGCCGTAGAATAGGCCATGGCGATCCAGAAGCGGTGGTACTGGTTCCTGGCCTGCGAGTACGGCGACAGCCTCTGGGTGGAGGCACCGACCCCGACGCCGCCGATGGACCTGCTGAAGGTGCGCTGTCCCTACCACGACACCCCGATGCGGCCGTTCGTGCCGGTGGACGTGAAGAAGTGACGGGACTCTGTCTCTGCGGCAAGCCGCTGTCGTCCGATGACCATCGGGAGACCCGCGTGCTCGGGATGCCGGTAGTCGAATGCCCATCGGCACCGCCGAACGAGCTGTGGCTGGTGAACCCGGTCATGATCTGGGTCCAGCCCAAGGCCGAGCAGGACTGATGCCGTTCACCGCGACCGAGACCATTGCAGACTCGATTCCGCGCGTGTACGCGCTGTGGAAGAAGAAGGAACTCGCTGCGCTTCCAGGGCCTCGGCCGTGGGGATTCGGGGAATCGTACGACCGTCTGCGCGCGGGCCTCTTCGATGCTGGCCTCATCTCCGACGAGGAGTACGACCAAGAGCCGATCCGGCACCTCGCGTGGCCGCACGAGTGCTCTGCGATGCTGGGCGAGATGTTCGGCGGGTCAGTGGAGGTGCAGTCGTGAGCGACTTGCCCGAGCGGCTGGCGCGGGAGGCGATCGAGACGACGCGAGCCGCGCAGATGGCTGCAATCAACTCGTCGGCACCGACCGTCCCTGACTTGGAAGCGATCTACGCTGCTGGTGTCGCCACGGCCATCCGGGCGGCGCTCACCGAGGCTGCGGAGACTGCACGGAGTTTCGCCGATCAGGCCCGGCATCATGCGAACGCGGCGCGAGTCGATACGGCGCTGATGATCGCCGCCGCCATCGAGGCGCTCTAGACGTGATCTTCAGACATTCCCTCCTTCGGGGGATCAACACCCTTCTGCGCCGCTCGGACACCGTCGACGTCACCAACGAGATCGGGGCCAGCGGTCGTCGGGTGGGCAAGGTAAAGGCATGGGGCCGCGCTGGCAAGCGGTACACGAACGGCGACGCGGTGCCGCACCTGAAGGGCCGGAGCACCTACAGCGTGCAGACGACGGAAGGCTGGTTCGTGAACGTATCGGCGGGAAAGATCATGTCGTGGTCCCGCCGGGCGATCCACACCACGGTGGCGGATACGTCCGGGCGGATCGTGACGCCGGGCTGGAGGCGCTGATGGGGCTACTCGAACGTTATTCGGACGGTGGCTTGATGTTCAACGACCGCTGGGACCGCTTCTGCCAGAGTTGGCGGGTGGCGACGCCTCGGGAACGGGTCGTGCTGAATGATGGCCGCCCCGCAATCCGCCGCGAGCCGTCTCCGGACGAGGAAGATGGCGAGATCACATACACGACGATCGCGCCCGCGCTGTGGGAGAAGATCAAGCAGCGGCAGCGCGAAGCATTCGCCCTGACTCCGCCTCCGCCACGGACCCGCCTCTGCCAAGCCTGCCGCGCCCCGCTGAAAGTGGCGCGGGAGTACGGCGACTGCTGGACGTTCGTCTGCGACCAGTGCAAGAGCACCGAGATCCACGGCAAGGACCTCGTGGGCGGCACGTGGGGCGCCGGGGAAGCCGAAAAGCGATGACCGAAGTCGTCGCCATCCTCGGCCTGCTCTCCACCGTGAACCTCGTCACGACGGGCCTGCTGGCGCTCATCTGCTGGCGGCAGCGGGAGCAGATCCGCCACTGCATCCAGATCGTCACGACCCTCCTGAAGGCGTACGAGAAGGAGACAGGGACGCGAGTGGACGTGCAGCCGCACCTCCTCGGGGAACCGCTGGACGTGGTGGCGGACGAGGGGTCGGACGTGTTCTCGCGGGTGCCCGAAGCGCAGCCATGGAGCGTCCGCTGAGCACCATCGACCTCGCTCGCGACGAGGAGCGCACCCGGTTCTACTGGTCCCGGGAGCTGATGCGCTGCGAGGACTCCTTCGACTACCTCGCATCGAAGTACCTCCGGATCAAGGCCAAGCAGGTGATCGGGTTCCCGACACTGACCTTCAACATCGTCCAGCGCCTTCTCCATCAGAAGTGCCAGGACCAGTGGAAGCGCCACGGCTGGATCCGCCAGGTTTGGGGGAAGAGCCGGCAGGTGGGGTGTTCGACCTACGTGCGGGGTCGCAGCTTCCACCAGACCGGGTTCAAGCACCACCGCAACGCCTTCCTGTGCGCGCACGACGAGGAAGCGGTCTACGAACTCTTCGAGATCGACAAGACCTTCTTGGAGGCACTCCCCGAGCAGTTGAAGCCGACGGTGGGCGCGAACAGCAAGGTCCGCATGGCGTATCCGGGCCGCAACAGCAAGACCCTCGTGGGCCACGCGAAGAACATCAACGTCGGGGCCTCGCAGATGAACCACGTCGTCCATCTGACAGAGGTGGCCCGCTACCCGAACGCCGACGACATCCAGTCCTCGCTCTTCCCGTCGATCTCGGAGGCGAAGGGCGACGACCACTCCATCGTCATCATGGAGTCGACCTCGCGGTACGGCGGCTGGTGGTTCAAGGCGTTCGCCGAGGCCGCGATGGCTGGGGACAACGGCTACGAGTTCACCTTCATCCCGTGGTTCATGCTGCCGGACTACTCCGCCCCGGTGCCCAAGGGGTTTCGGCTCCACGAGGACGAGAAGGAGCTGAAGCGGAAGTACGGCCTGACCGACGAGCAGCTCGTGTGGCGACGGCTCAAGAAGGCGGAGTACGTCACCAACCCCGCGCTCTTCCACCAGGAGTACCCCGTCTCGTGGGAGGAAAGCTGGACCCTGCCGAAGGGCACCCTCCGCGTGTTCGACGACGAGCTCCTCGGGATGCTGGACCAGAAGCTGCGGCCGGGTCGCCGCTACACCGCCGAGTCGTCCGGCCTGAAGGAATCCATCGGGGGGCTGATCGAGGTGTGGGCTCTGCCGGAAGACGGCGTGTACTACGACCTCGGGGTGGACGTGGCCGAGGGCCGCACGGACGACGCCGACTGGACGGTCTTGGAGGTGCTCCGGCGGGACACGCTGGAACAGGTGGCGGAAGCGCGGTTCCACATGGACCCCGCGAGCGAAGAGTTCCTCGACCTCGTCTACTGGCTCGGCATGGCGTACAACGCCGCCCAGATCAACCCCGACATCACGGGCGGGTGGGGCATCGCGCTGCTGAGCGGGCTGCAGCGCCGGTCCTACCCGAACATCTGGAACTGGCGCCGGCGGGACGATGCGCGGGAGCGGGTCTCGACCCGGCTGGGGTTCCTCTACACCAAGCGGGACAAGGCCATCCTCGTCAACACCGGGGTGGCGCTGGTCCGGCGGGGCGGGATCGTCGTGCACTCCGAGGGGCTGGTGGAGGAACTCAGGAACTTCCTCAACATCGGGCTGGACGAATGGGGCGCGGCGCCGGGCTACAAGGACGACCGCGTGAACGGCTGGTTGCTGGGACTGCTCGCCGCCCGCGACGAGCGGGTGGACATGCCGGAGATGGACGACGAGAACAAGCATCTGAAGACGACGGTGGCGTCGCTGGTCCGTCACGACGTCGACCGCGATCTACGAGAAGAGGACGACCGCGAGGGGGCCTTAGTGCTCTCGCCGTGGAGTGTGCTGTGACGCTGGCCGACTACCTGTACTACGAGGCGGACGGCATCACGCTGTACTGCGGCGACGCGCGGGAGGTGCTGCCCTTGCTCGCTCCCGTGATGGCTGTGGTCACCGATCCACCATACGGTGAGACTTCGCTTGACTGGGATGTGCCGGTGGAGGGCTGGGCACCGCTCGTCTTGTCTCTCTTAGTGCGCGGCGGCAGCATGTGGGTTTTCGGGTCGCTCCGCTCATTCATGTCGGCTCGCCTCGAAGGCTGGCGGCTGGCGCAGGACGTGGTGTGGGAGAAGCACAACGGGTCCGGTTTTCACGCCGACCGCTTCAAGCGCGTCCATGAGATCGCGGCGCACTTCTATCCCGTCGATGTCGCGTGGTCGGAGATCACCAAGTCCCCGGTCTTCACGATGGACAACAAGGCTCGCTCGGTTCGGAAGAAGGGACGTCCTGCCCACATGGGGCACATCGAGGCCGCTCCATATGTGTCCTTCGACGGGGGGCCTCGCCTCATGCGGTCAGTCCTGCGCGTCCGCTCGACGCATGGCTATGCCGAGCATCCGACGCAGAAGCCGACAGCTATCGTGCGACCGCTGATCGAGTACTCGTGCCCGCTAATGAGCACGGTGCTCGACCCGTTCGCGGGGAGCGGGACAACCCTCATCGCCGCGCGTGAAGCTGGTCGCCGCGCGATTGGGATCGAGATCGAGCCCCGCTACTGCGAAACCGCGGTGAGGCGACTCCGCCAAGGGGTGCTGCCGCTAAAGGAGACCGTATGAGCGACCCGTACCGTGTTGCGCTTCCGGAGCCGCTGAAGGACCGCCTGAAGGCGAAGGCGACGGGCCTTGGGGTGCCGGTCCAGAAGCTGGTGGAGCAGACGCTCGAGATGCTGGTGGGGGGCGAGGTGACGCCGCTGGTGGCGGCCCGGACGGTGACGGTGGAGGACGCCGGCGAGATCCTGCTGGCGCACATCGAGCCGTCACAAGCGTCGCTGATCCTGGACCTCTGCCGGGACACCGGGCGGAAGCCCTACGAGTACCTGCTCAGCTACGTGTACCTCGCGCACGAGCGGGGGGAGACGGCGAAGCTGATCGGCGAGCAGTTCCTGTCGGCGAACGCGCCGCGGGTGGACGAGCCGATGGGGGCGACCGCCTGCGAGTACTGCGGGACGGCGCTGGTGAATCCCCGGCGGGGGCAGCGGTACTGCCCGGACCCGGACGACGGCACGGAGTCCTGCGGGCGGAAGGCGTCGCTCGCGGAGATGCGGGGACGACGGGCGTCGCGGACCCGGCACGCGGACAACCGGCACGCCCCGAGCCAGGTCAACGTGGAAGTTTATAGACGGGCTGCTCAGACGCTGGCGTAACATTCCCCCGACTGGTGGATAATAGCCGGTAATGGCCGCGACCCTTCCCCGCCGGATCGACACCGCGAAGCCGGAGCGGGACCGGACCCGCGACGAGAAGTCCGACGAGCAGAAGCTCCTCGGCTACCTCGATGAGCTCCAGCAAGAAGGGGAGCGGGCCCGGGAGCGGTGGGCCCCGAAGGCAGAGCGGGAGCGGGACATCAAGCTCTACCGCGGGCAGGTGGGGCCGAAGAGCGGGGAAGCGTTCTTCAAGGCGAACATCGTCCAGACCTTCGTCGACCGGATGGTCCAGCAGTTGACGGACAACCGGCCGATCCTCCGGGTGGAATCGCGCAAGATCGGCCTGAAGGCGGTGGCGCTGACCCTCCAGAAGGCCGCCGACGCGGTGTGGGAAGAGTCCCGGATGCAGCGGCAGACCTTCAAGATGGCCCACCAGGCCGCCATCACCAGGAGCGCCGGCCTCTACACGGGATTCGATCCGGGCACCGACGAGATCGTGCTCGAGGTCGTCAAGGGCAGCCAGGTGATCTTCGACCCCGCCGTGGAAGAGGCGGCCCTGCTCAACCGGGCGGAGTACCTCGCGGTCGACCGGATCCGCCCGTGCAGCGAGCTGGTCTACAAGTTCCCCGGCCGTGGGGGCTTCGTGAAGCCGGACGCGAACGTCACGCTGGACCCTGCCACGCAGAGCCGCCGCACGGTCCTATCGCCGCTGACGGACATCGTGAACGGCCGGGTGGACGCCGGGGACACCCTTGGCCGGGCGCACGTGTGGGAGTGGCATCTGATCGACCGGCAGCGCAGCCCGGACGGCAAGGCGCTGTTCCCGAACGGTCGGCAAATCTTCCGCACGAAGGACATGATCCTGTGGGACGGCCCCAAGCACTACTGGGACGCCGAGCACCCCATCGACTGGTTCGACTGGATCGTGGACCCGGAGCATCCGTGGGGCCTGTCGGCGCCGAACCTGCTCATGGAGCTGCAGCTCGCGTTCAATCAGTTGGGCGCGGGGCTCGTCGAGAACCAGATCCTCAGTAACTTTCTGACGGTGATCGCCGACCACGACTCGCTGGACCCGCTGACGTGGAAGAAGCTGCAGGCGATCACCTCGTCGATCATCCTCCGCAAGCGGAGCCGCAACGCGATGGCCCCGACCATCACGCCGCCACAGGCGTTCGGGCAGGACAAGATCGCGCTGCTCCGGTGGATCTTCACGATCGCGCAGTTGCTTACGGGCGTGACGGACGTGACGCTCGGGGAGACGCCGGGGTCACTGCAGTCCGGGCAGGCCATCGAGGGCCTCGTGGAAGGGGCGAACCTCGGGACGCGCTCGCGGGCGTCGCGGATGGAGGACTTCTTCGGGCGGGTGGGGCAGAAGCTGCTCGCACGGATCTTCCAGTTCTGGCCGTCGGAGAAGGTGATCTCGCTGGTGGGCCCATCGGCCGACGCGATGGAGTACGTCATCAAGCGGTCGGAATTCTTCGTCGGCGACGACGGCAAGCCGCTGGCGGACACCGAGCGGGTGCAGGCGCTGAAGTGGCACCGCTTCCTGATCCAGCCGGGGTCGTCGATGGCGGGGACGCGGTTGAAGCGCGGCCAGTTGATGAAGGACCTCGTGCTCCTGGGAGCGTCGAGCCGCGAGGAATTGCTGGCCGAGGCGGGATTCCAGAACCCGAAGGAGATGCTGGACCGCGCCAAGAAGGAGTTCCTCGAGTTCTCGGCGGCCGGGTTCGTGCCGCCAGCCGCAGCGAAGACGGGGAAGTAAATGGCCAGCCGATGCGTGATGGACTTTCCTGCGGCGTGGGCCTTCACGCGCGCATCGAAGGATGAGGACCATCACTTGAAGTGTTCGTGGATTCAGGCTCGGATGCTGTGCGACTGCCATGTGATCTGGGACGAGTACGCGCGTCGGAAGGCGGCGATGGATCAGCCGACTACTTCAGGAGCGTAACGGAGACGATGATGGTGAAAGAGAAATCCGCAGCGATCCTCACACTCAAGGAGCCGGGCCGCATGTCGAAGCGTGGCCGGAAGGACATCGCGGACTGGCTGCGACGGCAGGCCGCCTACTTCCTGCGCCACGGCGACAAGTACAGCGAGACGCGCTTCACGGCGCGGTATCTGTACCGGTGAGCACCACGCCAGGACGTCGTCTACCGGACGAAACGGACGTCTTCGCGCCCGGCGACTACGGACGCCTCCGTGGTGAATGGTACGGCAACCCGCCGCGTGGCGGTCTCGGCTGCTTCTCCGGTCACGAGGTGACCGAGCACGAGGACGGCACCATCACGGTCAGTCCGTCGATCCTCATCGACGACGGCCGCCCCGAGCGGCGCTGGCACGGCTACTTGGAACGCGGCGTCTGGCGGGAGGTCTGATGAGCGACTACGAGTACAAGGACGACGCCGAGCGGATTGCTCACCTGGAGAATATGCTTCGCGGTGCGGACTCACGGGCAGAGTCGTATCGGCAACTGGTTGGCGAGGAAGTCCGCAAGAACGAGAAGCTAAGGGCGGCGCTGGCTGCTGCGGACCGCTTCGGCCAAGCCGTGACACCGCGATTCATTGAGGCCACAGGCCGCTGTTTGGCCTGCGACACGGACATCATCGGCGGTCATCGCCCGACGTGCTGGTTGAAGCCGCTGCTCAAGGATGTGCGCGAAACCTTCGAGGCGGCGGGAATCCCACTGTAAGTAGGTTTTGCCGCCCGAATCCTCTTGCGTGTTTATCTGTTGCGTGAATAATCTCTAGGTAATGCTTCCGATTCCGGGACTCGATCCGGGACCCGTCGATCCGTCCGAAGCCGCCTTCGCGTCCGGCATGCTCGCCGGCGCGGGTCTCAGAGAGATGTCGCAGGTTCTGGGCCTCTCCCGCAAGCGCGGCGGCGCCGGCAAGAGCGGCGCGATGCCGGCCGCGGCGACCATGCTGCAGGGCAACATGGGCGACGTCGACAAGCTGATGCTCCTCGCGCGGCTCCAGTCGATGGCCGGTGGGGGAGCGCCCGGGATGGGTCCCGGCGGCCCG